ACGTTACGCAAAAGGTGACAAATTCCTTTGAGGATAACGTTGTCATGTTGGGCGGAATGCCCGTTCAAAAGAATTTCTTCGACAACGCACCCGAAGATTTCTTAAACAAATTGAACGAAGGTGTTGCACCAACGCAAAAAAAATCTATATTAAACCGAAACGAGGAGGTCGCTATGACTCTTGAAGAAATCAAGGCGCAGCATCCCGAACTTTACAAACAGATTCGCGACGAGGGCCGCGAGGAAGGTTTGAAGGCGGGCATGACGCAGGAACGAAACCGCATCAAGGCAATCGAGGATATGGCCCTCGCTGGCCACGAAGCACTTGTCGCGAAGGCAAAGTTCGATACGGGCATGACCGCCGAACAGTTGGCCGTGGAAATGATCAAGGCCGAAAAGGCCAAGACCGCGACCATTGCGAAGAATCGCGAAGAGGATGCCGAAGAACTTAAAGACGTTGGCTCGGAAACGGCTTCGGTTGATGCCACGCCGCAGATGACCGCCGACGAAAAAGAACGTGCTGAACTCTTGAAGGGCGCAAACGAACGTCTTGCCAAAATGCACAAAACGATGGAGGGTTAAACAATGTCCGAATTGAACAAAGTAATCGGTTCTTATGAACCCGACAATCTCCTTGCCGCAAACCAAGAATTGCCCGCCGTGGCCGATACCCTTGAAATCGCCGCAAGTCAAAACCTCAAGCGCGGTTCGCTTGTCAATGTGAGCGGCGAACAGATTGCCGCCACTACCGACGGCGTGAAGGCTTCCGGCACTATCACGTTTGCCGACCAGCCGACCGCAGACGATACCGTTACCGTGGGCACGACTACGCTCACGTTCAAGTCCGCCGATCCGGGAGAAAACGAAGTGCTTATCGGCACAGACCTTGCCGCGACCCTTGACAACCTTATCGCGGCTCTGCCGGATTCCGTTACCGGGTCCAAGTCCTCCGGCGTTGTCACCATTACCGCCGCAACCGCTGGCACCGCTGGCAACAGCATTGCCCTTGCAAAGAGCGGTGACGACATTACCGTGAGTGGTGCGACCCTTTCGGGCGGCGTTGACGAAGTGGTTGATACCGACGTTTACGCGGTGCTTGCCGAAGATTGCGACACCACCGAAGGCGCGAAGGAAGCCGCCGTGTATCTCACGGGTGAGTTCAACATTGATGCCGTGAAGGTCAACGAGAATGTTGACGACATGGCAGCGGTCAAGATTGCCGCCCGCAAGGTCGGTATCTTCTTGAAGAAAAACATTTAAGGAGGTTGAAAAATGCCTATTGACATTTTCGAAACTCGCACCCTTTTCGGTGCAATCAACGAAGGCCGCTTTGGTGCCCGCGCCTATTTCCGCGACCGTTTCTTCAACCGTATCAAAACGTTTGTTACGGAGAACATCGACTTCGACTTGAAGGACGCGCAGGGCCGTAAACTCGCCCCGTTCGTGAATCCGCGCATTGGCGGGCAGGTCGTGAACCGTCTCGGCTTCCATACCGAAACGTACAAGGTGCCGCTTGTCGCTCCCGAAATGGTTACGACCGCCGACGAACTGATGAAGCGTATGGCTGGCGAAAGCGTTTACGGCAGCAAGACCCCGGCGCAGCGTGCCTTGGAAATCGCGCAGGACAACATGATTGAACTCGAAAAGATGATTACGCGCCGTGAAGAAGCCATGTGCGCACAGGCTCTTTTCGAAGGCAAGATCAACGTCAAGGGCGAAGGCGTGGACGATGTTGTGGATTTTTGGAAAGCGCTCGATCCTGCAAAGCGTCCGTCCGCAACTTCGGCGACCTATTGGGATAATGATTCCATTGACGGGCAGAAGATCATGGAAGAAATCCGCAAGTTCTCCCGCGAACGCGTGAAGTTGAGCGGGTTCAAGCCGCGCGAAATCTTTTGTGGCAGCAAGGTCATTGACGTGCTGATTCCTAAACTTGCGGAAAAGGAATTGCTCAACGGTCGCCGTGTTGACCTCGGCGAAATCCGCCCGCAGGAACTCCCGGACGGCCTGCACTATTGGGGCTACCTCCGTGACGCTGGCATCGACATTTATTCGTATGACGAATACTACGAAAATGCCGACGGCAAAATGGTGCCGATGGTGCCGGAAAACAAGGTCCTCTTTGCCGCAAGCGAAGTGGAAACCACCATGGCCTACGGTGCCGTCTGCATTGCGGACAAGCCGAAGAACATGATGGAATGGTACGCCGCCCGCCGTGTGCCGCATTCCTACATCCAGGAACGCCCGGCGGCTCGCATCATTCAGTTGAACGCCCGTCCGCTCCCGATTATCAACCAAGTGCAGGGATTCTCCGTCTTGCAAACCTTGGCCTAATCGGGCAATAAACGCGCTACACCACGGCGCGTAAATCTTTTTTGGAGTGATCCGATGAAAAAAGTCGTTTGTTTGCAAAACATTTATTTTGAAGGTCGTTATATTTCCGCCGGGGTGGAAGTCGGCCTTCCCGATGAAGTTGCTAGTAATTGGGTGAAGCGTGGCCTTGCAAAGTTCGTAGGCGAAGAAACGCCCGTGAACCCGCCCGCACTCAATACGGAACCGCCCGTCGTAAACGCGGAGGTTCCGCCCGTTGAAAAGCCCGAAGCAAATGCCGATTTGCCGCCCGAAGTCACGCCCGAAGGAACGGGTGTCGTAAAGTTTGAAAACGACGAAACGCCCGTTTCCCCGAACGAAAATTCGACGACAACCACGGCCACCGATCCAGCAGAAACACCCGTGGCGGATGATGACCGCCCGAAGCGGGGAAGGCCCCCGAAGAAAAACGGGGGCAAACGCAGATGACCGGGTTCAAGGAACAGGTACGCAAGGACGTAAAGGGCGTGTTTATCAATTTCGCGGAGTTCGCGGATTGGCACAACCTAAACGGAAAAGATACCTTGTGCGTAATTTCCCGTGATTTTACGGACGAATTGCCGCTGGGTAGCCGCAATCTTGAAGGCGTGTTCCTTAACGACTTGACAATCTACGTTGAAGATTTGGACATGCAGCCGCGCCCGGTCGAAGGCGAAATGATGCGTGTCGATGGCTCGCTTCATTTGGTGAAATCCGTTTCCGATGAAATGGGCGTTTACGTCATAATTTGCGAGGCGAACGAATCGTGAGAATTAGGCTAGAAAAAAACGAAAGCGATATGCAGAAGGCGACCCGGCTCTTGTCGGGTTGCTCCGAAGCTATCCCGTCCGTTTTCTCCAATGCCATGAACCGTGCAGCGGAACAAGGCCGCACGGCGGCGATCCGTTGCGTTACAAAGGAATACACGGTAAAGGCCCGAACGGTGCGCGAAACCATGCGCATCAAGAAGGCCACGAAAGACGACTTGAACACGGAACTTACAAGCCGTGGCGCACGTTTGCCGTTGCGCGACTTTAGGCATTCCCCAAGCAGCGGCGACACTACCGGGGCCAACCGAAAGCAGATTCGCGTGGCGGTAAAGCGTGGCGGAATGCGCACGCTTGATAACGCCTTTATCTACCGTGGCCGGATTTTCCAAAGGCTCGGGTCCGCCCGCCTGCCCGTTGAACAAATGTTTTCGAACGCCGTGCCCGTAATGCTGAATAACGATTCGGTCGTGAACGAAGTAACTGAAACAATGGAAAGCGCAATGAGCCGCCGCCTTGATTACGAAGTACGGCGGACGCTGGAAAAGGCGGTGAAGTAATGGTTACGAACTTGCTGACAAAGGCGTTGCGCGAACTTTGCGAACAGGCGGTGAAAGATTTCCGCTTGCCAACGAAGGAAGGAAAGGAGCTACGCGCCCCGCGAATCGTGAACGGGTTCCTGCCGCCGAAGCGAAGCGGAAACGGCGAACTTGACGATTTTCCTTTCGTGCTTGTTCGGCCCGAACAATGCACTACGGACCGCGAATCTACGGAAATCCGGGTGAGCATTATCGTAGGTTGCTATTCCGAAGAATTTGACGGCTTCGAATACGGCGTGAACGTGGTCGAGCGAATCGCCGAAAAAATCTGCACGTTACCATCCGAAACGCTGGATCAACGCTACCAAATGCGCTACCCGTTGAAGTGGGCCATGGTCACGGAACAGCCGTGGCCGCAATGGCAGATTGACATGGAAACAATTTGGATTTTCAACAGTCCGCGAAACGCGGACGATTTTTGAGGTGAAAAAAATGGCAAATACCAAAAAGAAATTTGTTCCAACACCGAAAAAAAATATACCTTTAATCTACGTAGGGACTAGCTTCCCGGACGGCTCTTTGAGTAGGTTCCGTATCTACTCGAACGGCATACCCGAACAAGTTCTGAAAAGCGTCAAGAACAAGACTGCCTTGAAGAACCTGTTTGTAACGCCCGCCGAACTTGGTTCCGCAATGCTGAACGTAAAGGCGCAAGGGCACCCGTTGTATCTTTGCAATCGGCAAATCGAAAAAGAACTTCTTTCCAAGGAGGATAGATAAATGCCTTACGTTCATGGCGTAACAACTTCCGAAAAAGACACCGCGCTCTTGCCCCCGGTAATGAGCGATGCGGGCATCCCGTTCGTTGTCGGCATGGCCCCGGTCAACATGACCGACCCGACCAACGTAAACAAGCCCGTGCTTTGTTCTTCGTATGCCGAAGCCGTCGCAAAGTTTGGATATGCGGCCCCGGTTTCCGATCCCGTGTCGGGCAAGAAAAAGCACGAATTTACCATTAGCGAATTTATCCAAAGCCAATTCGCTTTGTTCGGAGCCGCGCCCGTGGTTATTGTGAACGTCCTAGACCCGGCTACCCACTACACGGCGGCAACCACGAACAAGGTAAAGTTCGACGCGCAGACCGCAACATTTACCGTCGAGGAAAAGGGAATCATCCTTTCTTCCGTGAAGTTGGGACCGTCCGGCTCTCAAGACGACATTGAATCCGGCAAGTTTACCGCCGCTTTCGACGACGAAGGAAACCTTGTCCTTTCCGAGAACAAGAACGCGCAGCAGGAATACTACTACACGCTCGACACTGACGTGAATTTCGCGGCGAACAAACTCGACCCGTCCGCCGTGACCGATGCCGAAATTATCGGCGGAATCACTTCCGCTGGCGTTCGCTCCGGCTTCGAACTTGTCGAAGAAGTGTTCCCGCGCTTCCGCGTGGTTCCGGGTACTCTCGTTTGTCCGTGGCGTTCGCAGTCCGCAAGCGTTGCCGCCGTCATGGCAGCAAAGGCGACCAAGATAAACGAGGTGTTTGCGGCTGGGGCCGCGCTCATTGACGCGCCCACTTCGGGCGACCAAGCCGTTTATTCGGGCGTGGCCGCGTGGAAAAACACGAACAACGTCATGAACAAGAAGCAGGTCGTTTGCTGGCCGCGCTTGAACAATGACGGCGTTATCGTCGCAATGAGTACGCAACTTGCGGGCCTTATCCAAAAGGTCGATGGCGAGAACGAAGGCGTTCCGTATGTGTCCCCGTCGAACAACAATTTCGTTTGTACGGGCACTTGCCTTGAAAACGGGAACGAAGTGTTCCTCACTCAAGTCGAAGCCGCCAACCTCAACGGCAACGGTGTCGTTACCGCGCTCAACTTTATCGGCGGGTGGAAGTGCTGGGGCAACCGCACGGCCATTTACCCGGCGAACACCGACCCGAAGGATTCCTTTATCCCGGTGGCAAGAATGTTCACTTGGGTCGCGAACACGCTCGTTCAGAACTATTGGTCTCGTCTCGACTTCCCGATTACCCGCAGGCAGATCGACACGATCCTTGATTCCGTGAACATTTGGTTGAACGGAATGGCCGCACGGCAGTATATCCTTGGCGGTCGCGTCGAATTTATGGACACGGAAAATTCGACCTTGGACCTCATGGACGGCATCCTTCGTTTCCATGTGTTCTTGACGCCGCCTAGCCCGAACCGCGAGATTGATTTCATTCTCGAAT